CACCCTTTATCCTGTCCTCTCGGATCTCTATCTCCCGCCTTATGAGGGCCTGTGCCACAAGCCATGAGACCTCCTCGGGCCTGAACCGGAGGATTTTGAGTGCGTCGGCCAGATTCAGGGACTCAAACTCTCTTTCCTCCACCTGTCCCGGCTTGTCCTTGATGTAGATTATCTTGGACTTGATGTTGAAGCCTTTGACGAAGCTGTTGATTAGCTGTGTTCTTAGTGCTGTCCTCTCTTCCAGCAGGTCTTGTAGGAATTCGGCTGTGGTTAGTGCGTCCAGCATGGTTATCTCAGAGCCGTCGAGTGTCTTGATCTTGATGTATGGGTCTATGCCCTGTGCTGTGCCGAGTCTGATGTAGTCTTCTGTGGATATGAGGCCCCACCGCCTGACGAATCTGCTCTCGATCCGTGTCAGTATCCTGAACCTGAGTGAGCGGACCAGTTGCTCGTCGGCCACAGGTATCTTGCTGATGCCGGTCTTGGATTTGATGAAGCCTGTCAGCTCCCTCGGCTCCGGCTTGTAGTCTTGGATGGTCGTGTACGCCATCACTATCTTCTCCGCCTCTGTGGGGGATATGTTGAACGGTGTACCCCCGACGCTGACCATGCCGACAACGGCCCTGTTGTAGAACTCGAACACCTGCTCTAGGGATGGCAACCGCCAGTGGGCCTCCCAGTATGCGTCAGCCCAGTCACCCTCACCCTTGCCGCCGCCTATGAGCGGCATCTGCGGCGCCCTGCCCAGCACCTCTTTGATCACTTCCTTGGGTTGTAGCCCTTGTCTGAGGACGAGGGTTCTGAAGTCCTCCGGCTCTATGACCTCCCTGATGACGAAGGTTATGAGGTCGCTGATGGGCGGCATCTTGTAGCTGCTTTTCAGCTCCTGTTCAAAGTAGTCCTCGTGACGGCCCCGCCACATATAGATGCGTTTTGCCTCCTCCTGTGTCAGCAGGCCGAGAAAGAGCATTTCGAAGGCCCGTTCTATTGATGGTGGGTCCTTGAAGCCCTCGAAGACTGTTTCAGGGCCGAGCCAGCCCCTATCCCCTATCCAGCCCGCCTTCTTCAGTTGTTTAAGTGCTTCACTTCTCTCCATCATCCCTGAGCCGACTAGGCGGATCATTTGCTCCACGGTCGGTATGTTGGCGTTTACGTCGATGAAGCCGTTGATGAAGGTGTCGTTGTAGCCGAGTTCAAGCATGTGTTCGTGGTAGTATTGCTCGGTGAAGGTTTGTCTGAAGTACATGGTTGTCATTGTGTCGGGGCCGGGTATTACAGGTGTCAGCAGCTTCTGGTAGAAACGCCTCAGCATCGGGTGTATGACGAAGAAGGTGAATGACGCCGAGAGCGAGGACATGATGAAGAAGCCGCCAAGGTTGTCTATGAGCGATTTGACCGTCTTCCTCACCCCTAGGTTCTTCAGCGGGTGGACTGCGTCCGCCAGCAGGCCGCCGGTCTGTGCAGACGCATATATCAGGCCCAGCGATATTGCCAGCCCTGTGAAGCTACCTACCAGTGCTGGCGCCACCTGATCATGTTTCCTTACCTGCTTCACAGTCTTCTCAATCTGCTCCATGACCAGTTTCTGGTAGACGGTTACGAGCTCTTTTACCTCCGGCGGCGGTGAGGCGGGTTTAACAGCTTCTTTCATGGCGTCTATCGCAGGGTTCAGCAGGCTTCTGACCGGCGGCTCCAAGACGGCCCTGCCGACATCTATCAGGGCCACGACAGCCCTCAGCAACAGCTCGCCGACGAACTTGATGGCGTTGAATATTGCGTCACCTATGGTCTGTAGGCCGCTGAGGACGGTTTTGCCGATGTTGAACAGGATATTCGGCAAGTCTTCGACTAGGAATTTCGGCAAGCTCTGTGTGAAGAACCTCGGTATGTCTTCTGCGATAAATTTTGTAATCACACCGCCCCATTCGGAGAGTGCCTTGAACAGGTCGCTGAAGAACTTGTTGGCATTGTCTAGGAATTTCCCAATCGGCTCCCAGATAGGCTTTGTGAATTCGACGAAGCCCGACCACATGGAGGACAGCACGCTTGAGAGTGCACCGATCGGGTCTCTCAGCAATTCCTGAAGGTTTTTCAAAGCGGTGTCGAAGAAGTTTCTGATCGGCTCCCAGACGGGCCTAGTGAACTCGATGAGTGCGTTCCATGCGTCTCCGAGGGCCCTGGTAAACCCGTTCCACAGGTCTGTGAGGAACTTGCCCGCATCGTCTAGGAACTTTTTGATTGGCTCCCATATCGGACGTGTGAATTCGACGAATCCGGACCATGCGGCGGCTATCTGCGATGTTAAGAACCCTATCGGGTCCTTGAAGAAAGCCTCAAGCCTCTCGGTGAAGAGCTTGATGAAGCTGTTTATGCCATCCCAGACGGTCTTGGAGACGAAGTCTATGAAGTCCTTGATGGGTTTCCATATTGGCTCGGTGAATTTGACGAACGAGGCCCATGCGTCCCCGATGGCCTTTGCGAAGTTTGTCCACACCTGCTGGAAGAAATTCAATGCGGTGTCGAGGAATTGCACAAGCGGCTGCCATATCGGTTTGGTCAGCTCCACGAGGCCCTTCCATGCGTCGCTGAGGGCCTTTGTCAGAACCCCCACAGGATCCTTGAAGAAGCCTTTGAGGGCGTCGGCTATGCCCTTCAACGGCCCTGCTATGAGGTCGCCTAACCGTGCAATGCTGTTGACGAATCCCTCGAAGGCGACCGCAACCTTGGCTAGGTTGCTTGTTATGTTGCTGAATATGCTCAGGAGGGTGTTGGTCAGGGCTGTGAAGGCCCCTGTGAAGCCCTCAACAATCCTCTGGCCCAGCGATGTGACGGCATCGGACACCCCCTTTATGATGGACCGTATCGTGGAGGTTATGCGGTCGGCGAGCGAGGACAATAGACCGCTGAGTTGCGAGACCAGCCCGGAGATTGCGGCTGTTATCGAGGCGACGACTGTGCCGAGAGCCCCGGTTATGGCGTTGATAACGGAGTTTAGCCCAGAGGCTATTGTGTTCGCAAGCCCGCTCAGGGCCGATGTGATGGTGTTCGCTATCGAGCTGATGGCTGAGGAAACCGCACTAGCCAGACCTGAGAGTGCTGATGTCAACGTGTTTACTATGGAGTTGAGGGCCGATGTGATGGCGTTAGCTATCCCGGATACTGCGGCGGTTATCGCATTTACTGCACCCGTTATGGCGGACGATATTGTACTCGCTATTGCGGATATAGCTCCAGTGATTGCGTTGACGGCCCCGGATATGGCGGACGATATTGCCCCGGTTATTGCGGATATGGCGTTGGTTATCGCTGTCACTGCTGTGCTGAGTGCGTTCGCTATTCCGGATATTGCGGCTGTGAGGGCTGATGAGAGGGTGTTGAAGGCTGATGATAGGATGCCGCTGATCGTCCCGACAAGCCCCGTGAGTCCCGAGGTTATTGTGTTGACTAGGCTGCTGACGCCTGAGCTAATTGCGTTGGTTATCGCTGTTATTGCCCCGGAGATTGCGGATGTTATAGCTGAGGAGACGGTGCTGAGGGCCCCGAGTATCGCATCCCTGACGGCCCCGATGAGGGCCGCCACCTGATCACGGAGCCATGCTATTAGTTGCCCGAGTGGATCCGTTATACCCGCTATCCGCCAGTCCTGTATAGCCCGCTCTACATCGTCGTAGCCTAGCCTGACGAGCGGGACCTCCTCGCCAGCTATGACTACTGTTACGGCCTCCATGCTACCTCATGAAGACGGAGACGTTTGCACGGTATATTTTCACAGCTTTCTCTAGCTCGGACTTCACCGCCTCAGTGAGCTTGTCCTGCCAGAGCTTGGCTATGTCGGCTAGGGTCTTCCCCCTCTTCTCCTCCGGCGTTATCTCAGGCTCTGCGACGAAGAGGTGTGCAACAGGTGTCTTAAGCGGCTGGCCCTGAGCGTCACGCCTAGTGTTGTCGGTTATGTGGTAGGCGACCATGAACAGCTTGCGGCCATATATCTCCTGCAACACGTTTATCTCATGTACTACGACAACCTGCCCGCCGAATGTTACCTCTTTTATGTTTGGCGGGTTTTTCGGTATAGCCTCGTCAGGGATGACGGGTGTCGCCACTTACCCCCCACCCCCCAGCTTCCGCATCTTCTCGCTGAGCCGTATGATGGTCTTCGCCGGCCCCTTCAGCTCGCTTATCGCCTGACATGTCTCGCATGGCCTGTTGTACTTGTTTTCCGAGGCACATTCGTCGGCATCGTGTGTTATGATTATTCTGACCACTGTGGTTATCAGTTCGTTGACGGCATTGGTTAGTTGTCGCATCTCGGCCTCTGGTAGTGTTGGACGTGGTTGTGTGGCCTGAGCTGTCACCTGCTCCATAACGGTCTTTAAAGCCTGTTCAGCCATGTAGTATGATGGCATGTACCCGCATATATCTTTTTGTGCTTTATTTTCAGACCCAATATAAGTTTTCTCAGCCGAGCGAGCCGAGTAGGGAGCCGGAGCCAAACTTTATACTGCCTGCTGTGGGGGCAGACACATCTATCGTGAGACTGAGCCGATCTCCCTCCGGAATGTAGTAGTCGGCTATCGTGGCTGTGAAGACACCTGTGGCTCCTGCGGGGATGTTCACGGTAGCCGCCACAGTGGTCTCGTTATGCCTGACGGTTACGACCACATCCCCATCAGTGGTGTTGGACTCCACATCGATGACTAACTTCTTCAGCTTCACCCCAACCGGCAACACTAGGCCACGGCCCGTCCAGTACCACGTCCCGAAGGGCTGGAGATCCACTACATCCCCCGGAATTAGCTCAACACCCTCTAGGGGGAAGACGAATATGTAGCCTGCTGTTGCCCCTTCAACAGCCTGTAGCCGTGTGTTAAGGTCGTCGAGGTCGTCTATTATCTGGTTCCACTCGCCAGACCTGATGACATCGCCGGGATTCCGCCTCGGCGGGAGTGTGAACGGCATCTCCATAATAGCTCGGTATCGACGCTAATATACTTTATAACATAGTGTTGTGCCGGTAGCGTCAGAAATGTCCGTGACCCTGCCTAGGCGCAGATATTTTCTCCTAGCCCGTGAGGTTGAGCCGAGGTGGTGGGAGTTACGGCAGTACACCCTTGCACCGTCAACCAACACCTCTACATCGGTTGTTGTGGGAACGAATCCTCGGTGTACCTTCCTTAAGTTCATGCCCGGCTCCTATGTGACGGAGCCGGGGGACTATGGGGGCTTTGAACGGGTTAACGGCCTAGTCCTAGCCAGTGGTGAAAACAGGGTGTATGACCTCGCTGTGGCCCCGCCCTACCTGTTCGCTATTGCCAATGTCTTCGGGGGAAGCATTGTCAGGATCGATCTTGAGACATTTACCAGAGTTGATGCTTTGCCTATTACCGCCCCATACCGCATCGTTTCCGATGGCGAGTACCTGTATGTTGGTTGCAGCACATATCCGGCGACCCTCTACAAGGTTGAACCGCTGTCACTAGCCGTGGTTGGTAGTGTGGTCTTCAGACCGGCGGATAGTGACACGGGCTATCCGGGTGAGAACAGAATTAACTCCCTAGCAGTTGACGATACCTACCTGTACGCAGGCATAGGGGCGGGTGATGTGAAGATCGTCAGGCTTGACAAGAACACGCTCACAAGGGTTGACGAGGTCTACTTGCCGATAACATTTCAGTTAGGTTCGCCCGGAATAGCTGCGCTGGCAGTCTCGGACAACTACCTCTATGTTGCGGCTGATCATTTTCCCGTAAAGATTGTAAAGGTGGAACTGTCCACATTCACATTTGTTGACTTGGCGTACATGCCGGATAGTGTGAATGTATGCTATGACATAGATATTCTGGGGGACTATCTGTTCGGCGGCGTCGGCACCTACGTCGGCGGTGTCTTCAAGGTACATGCCCCGAGTCTCAGCTATGTCGGCGAGGTTAGGTTCGTACCCGGAGAATCGACGACGTACAGGATCGAGGTGTTCAGGGGGCGTGTGTATGCGACCAAGTATGGAGACCTCGGCGGGGTTGTGAAGGTTGATCCAGATACATTAGAAATCTTAGGTTTTGTGCGACTTGATATAGACGGGGGCTATACGTTCAGTCTAGCCGCATCCAGATCGGATCTATATGCGGGATCCTATACATCCCCTGGTAGGATCTCACAGATTTCGGACTCGATATTTAGTGGTTGGAAGACAGCATGCCCCATTAAGTGGAGGTTTGAAGCCGGGGACTGGGTGTTCAGCCTGAAGCTACATAACCCGTCGTCGCAGACACTGGTTGTTCGTCCGATGCTACGCCTATATAGGATGTTGCCGGGGTATCCTACAATATATAGAACGGCGGCTGATGTGATGGCCCCGGAACCGGTGACGATTCCCCCAGACACCACTATAACGGCGGCGTGGAACACCCCCCTCCCGGAGATAGGTTTTGATTCGCCTAGTCCATGGCCCTTCTCGGAATATGCACTTGGCGTGGAAGTCAAGCTTCATGTTAGGCAACCGACTTCAGACCCGACAGCGGCGTGCGTCCTGATCTGCAACGAGGTCGAGGAGGATGCGAGCTGGATAGAGACGCCGCCGCTCAGGCCGTAGGCGGGTTGTAGGGGGATGTGTACATTTAACCGTCCCGTGCTATGTACTTCTTTCCACATGTATGTTGTAGAACCACTGGAATATGTCTCCAAGTGTCCCCCCAAGATCGGCCAGTACGACGGTTAGGGCGTTGTCTGCTGGCAATAGGTATTCGATCAGGGCCGTCGAATACGCTCCTGTACCGCCGGCTGGTATGGTGATGTTGTCGATGACGGGACCCCCCGCATGTCTCAGGCTGATTAGCGCAGGCCCGTTTCTGTTGTTGAACCCAACGTAGAATACGAATCGCTTGATTTTGGCATCGAACGGTAACGTGAAGAAGCCGATGATGTTTCCGATGCCGACCCAGCACAGCGAGTTTACGGCATCGCCGCCGGAAAGGATTAGTACCTGTGGCGGTGGGGGCGTTGGCGGAGGCGGAGGCTCAGGTATGGCTTCGACAACATCGGTGAGGGCTGTGAGTGCGTCGGTCTGTAGGTTGTGGTCCTCGGGCAGTATTACGTCCCCTGTCACGACCCGCCTGATCTGTGAGAGTATGTTCCTCACCGAGGATACGTCGACCACGGAGGCCGTATCCGTGGCAACGTATATAAGTGTTGGCGGTCACAGCTTCTCTACCATGACAGCTATTCTCCTCAGCACGGCCTCGTCCAGCCCCAACTTAGCGTATTTGGCTATGATTTTCTCGGCTGAGGCCCTGCCGAGCGTTGTGTCCCGTGTCCTCAGCTCCCTTGCGAAGCCCTGATATCCAAGCCTCTCCAGTAGGCTGTACTGGTCGAGGACGGAGGCTATCCTGATGGCGTTTCTATGCATTCTGACGCCGTGGCGGACCCAGTTGGGGCCGAACCTGTCCGATGTGACCGCCCATATCACGCCGGCCACCAGCGGATCGCTCCTGACGGCGTAGTCCTCCATCTCGGTCTGCATCTTCTCACCGATGTTGGCCGTCCGTAGGTAGTTTGTCAGGTGGGTGAGTCCCTGCTCGGGGCCTATCTGCACTAGGTCGAACTTGGCGTAGTCGTATTCCGCTAAGTCGAACCGCATGGCGGTCATGTAGGGATCGGTAACCCAGATCACTGCGTCGAGCCTGAGCATTTCGTCGAACCTCGCTGAGTCGAACATGTCTAGGTCGTGGTATGGTTCGTCGGTGGCGAGGCCGTCTCTCGGAACCCGCATGGGGACCTTACCCGGCCAGAACCGGCCTATGTCGAAGCTGTTGAAGTCGAACCAGCACGACGCTGTGTAGATGAACTCTGTGGCCCTGCTGACGAAGTGCAAGGCTTCTCCGGGTACCTCAGACTCAGGGGAGCGTGTGAAGTACTCCGAGTAGGCCCTAGACCGTCTCTCGGCCTCTGTGAGGGACTGGTTGTAGAAGTACCTGTCGTGCATGGTGTATTTATAGGTCAGGTTCCAGACAGCCTTCTCCTTCCATGCGTCGGGACCCTTGAAGACCTCTATCCTGATGGGTTCGTATCTCGGCGGCGGTATCTCCGGATCGTATACGTCGGTTCCGTAGATGGCGAAGCCGTAGAGGGCCTTCGGGAACATGATGGGTGGTATGGTTATCTCTAGGTCGAAGTCGAGGTTGAACACTAGGTGGAAGTCCAGCAGGAACTTGAACTCTAGGGCCAGCTTGAAGTCGAACAGCATGTCTAGGCGGAGCAGGTTGTAGAGGTCGAAGAGCGGCAGGGCCCCCTCAAGCCCTGTCTTCGCCTCGTACGCCAGCTTAGCCCTCAGCACATCCTCCTCCCTAGCGAATAGGAGCATTTCAGAACCCCAGCAGGCTTATGATCCGCCGATACATCCTTGTGTGAGCATATTCCTCCACACCGACTCGGCAGGCATGCTTCATTTCCTCATAGTCGTCACGGTGGTTTAGGTATGTGTCGTATGCCTGAACCATGAGGTCGGCTGCCTCGTCCACGTCGTAGACGTGTTCTATGAAGGACATCATGCCGTACCCGTCCACCCTCACCGTGTCCCTCACAGGAACCCAGTATGCGGCCTTTCTCGGCACGAACTCTGTTGTCGGCTGCATGTCGACGGCTATTAACGGTATGCCGAGGGCCCGGGCCTCCAACGCAGTCATGCCGAACCCCTCTGACCGGCTTAGGTGCATGTAGTACTGGGATCCGGCTATCAGGGCTAGGGCCCTGTCACGGGGCATGTTGCCGAACTGCCCCGTCTTGACGATCTTCCTGTCGTCAGGCTTTAGATATGCGTCGACCGCAGCGTTTGTGACTAGGCCGATGCCGTATCCTGTCCGCCTTTGAGCTATCCGCAACGCATCTAGCGCAATCTCAATCCTTTTACGTGGTCCTGTTTGCCCTATATAGCTTAGCCAGACTGTTCGTCGGTCACTACCCTGCGGGGTTAGCGGTTTTTCAAGAGCCTTCTCGACTGCCGCCGGGTTGTATGCGTGATGTATAATTGCATGGACATCGATCTTTGCCTCTGTGAGCCAACGGGCTGTCCAGTAGCTGTTAGCCAACACCATGTATCCGTTAAAGATGTGGGGATTCCACCACCCGGTGTCGAGCGGGCCCTCCGCAGTTAGGTATGCGAGTCTTCTCACGGGCTGTGCTTGGAACAGGGTGAGGTAGAAATGCATGTTTGAGTCGATCAACGAGCCGATGATGACGGGTCTGAGACTGTAGTCTCTCCGCCTCCCGCCTAGGTATTTCGGCCCCCAGAACGATTTGATGTTGTATTTCTGTGCCACTTCGATAATGTCCTCGGCCACGTTTTTGAAGCTAGGATGATTTACTAGACCGGCGACAACAAGCACATCAAAAAAATAGGGTGGGGGAGTATAAAAAAGTGTTGGGGCCGGTATCCTACCGGCTGTCAGCTATGCCGCCTAGGCGTAGACCACTCCACCTATGCCGAAGAGGCCGATGATCAGGTCGAGGATGTCTGGGTCGAGCCCTCTCGCTGTCCACTTCGCCTTATAAGCGTTCGCCTCAGCCACCAACACCCTACCGCTGTGGGTCTTCGTGAGTCTGTACAGCTCCCTTGCGAAGTCTAGGTACTGCGGGACCTCAAGTGGGTTGGTCACTCTGTCGCTGATCGCTGTCTTGACAAGCACCTCCATCCCCTCTAGGTCGGCTGCATGTGTCTGGAACTGCTCTACCGCCAGATCCTTCAGGGCTGTGAACCTAGCGCTGACTACTGTCGGGTCGAACTTCTGCGTGTACTTCCGTATTCGGATCGATGCAGCTCTTACCATTTACGTTCTACCTCGGTGGATTATGTGCCACCCTATAAATAAAAACGGTCACAAAAATTTTTTTATTATCGGTTAGTATCAAATAGTGGGGGGGACTATTTGCCGAGGCGGAAACATCCGAGGCCAACCATCACCGGCGACTACATATCGAGTACGATGATCATGCCTGACTGGTTCATACAGGCAGCTTCGAGGACGAAGACCCGTGAGGAGAAACTGAAACTCCAACGTTGGCAGGCCATCCAGCTCCTGAAGCGGGCTTTAAGGTTTATCGATGGACAGGTGACCTCCGGCCTTGTGAGGTATGAGTACGACTTTGGAGATGATAACCCGTGGATAAAGATACAGATCATGCTCAAGCCACCTGAAGAGCCTGTTGTGGCGAGTGAGGAGCCGCCGGGTTAGATACTATATGCGATACTGAGATAAGTATATATGATACCTTATCCCACTATATCCGAGGTGATGTGCGGTTGAGTAATAGTGAAGAAATACCGCAGGAAGCAGGGTCTGAAGCCGCCACAGTGCGGTCAACAATCTCAGGCAAAGTGGACACGAGCAGGTTGCACATCGTGGATGAGAGGGGGCTTGGGCCGTTGCCAGCTAATTCCGTGGAGTTTCTTGCGGCCATGGGTGCTACCGAGGTACATGTGAGCGTCAAGGACGGCAGGTCATGGATAGTGACGGGCATAAACGTTTTCCGTGGCGAGAAAAGGGTGTTCATGGCCCGTGTGTTCCATAACGGGTTTGTTCGAGGCTACCTAGCACCCCCGCTGGAACACCTAGGCGAACTCCTAGCCGACCTAAGAGAGGTAGCGGCGAAGGTGATGGACGGTGAGCGAGCAGGCGGAGCAGGGCAGGGGCAGTAGGCGGCTCAGGCGGACATACCTGAAGGGCTACCGCCTAGAGCTGAACGTGAAGAAGGCCCTCGACAAAGTCGGCATGCATGTTTTCAGATGTGCAGGCAGTAAGCCGATAGACCTCGTTGCGGTCGTACCCTATGTGTCGAAGCATGATGTGATAATCGTTGAGTGTAAGGCGGAGCAGGATGTCAACCCCGCAAAGCTAGCCGTTGAATTATTCGAACGCTACAACATACCGTCTGTGTCGGTGGTCAAGCGGGACGGGGCTGTGTGGGAGTGGGCGATGTGCTACGGTGTAGCGAGGCCCGAGGCGGGTACGCTGATGCTTCTCAGAAACGCTCTCGGCAGCATCTGCACGATCATGGAGATCGGGCCGGAGGGAGTACTGCGGCATGTTTCCCCACCCTTCGAGACAGCGCCACCCGTTTCACCGTCTTCAGCATGAGCTTGTGCTGGGTGCGGTTCCGTGGCTTGTGGCGTAGGCGGTGGCCGAAGGGACATTTTACGTCTTCTGGTAGGTAGTACATCCTGCTACATGTGCGGCAGTACTTGAAGCCGTATTTGTAACCCCTTATCAGGTATATTTTCCTACCCAACCCCCCTAGGTGGAAGCGTATCTCTTTGCGTCTGATCTTCTCCATGACTCTGCGGTATATGATGATCGCCACGGCTGTCACCGCATGTATATCGACAGGAAGTAGGGTGGATAGGGGAAGCGCCTATATTCTCTGTACCCGAACATGTCCAACACCTGTAGGCATCCCTGTATCTCCTCCTCGCCATAGTACTCTATCTGGATCACGGGCCTGTGTTTCTTCAAGGTGTTCAGCGCTCCCCGAAGCACTCTGTGTGCATATCCCTCAACATCCACCTTTATGTAGGAGACCTCGGGCGGATCCAATGTGTCCAGCCGCCGCACCGGGACAGCTATTGTTCCAGCCGTTTCAGCAACCCTGAACCTGCCTGAGACCTTTGCAGGATCATTCCCCGGCTCCACCTCCAGCCCTGCTTCGTCGTCCTTGTCCCACAGGGCCACACGGTGTGCCTTGACGTTTTTAATGCTGTTTAAGCCGATGTTTGTGAGCAGTATGCTGAAGTTGTGTGGGTGGGGTTCGAAGGCCCAGACCTCTCTGAAGTGTTTTGCGAGCCTGACAGTGTATAGGCCGTAGTGAGCCCCTACATCGACTAGTACACGGCACTGTATGTGTGGCAACAACTGCTCTACCGCCTCGATTATCCCCTGCTCATGTGAACCTATTGGCAGGTTCTCGACTGCGTCCGGCCCGTTGTACCACAGGTATCCGCTGTGGCTGACGTATCCCACCATGTTCCGCATAAAATGTTTAAACACTGCTAATTATGTGTATTGCTATGGCGGCAGCCGCCAAGAGGCTTAGGAAGTGGCTGAAGAAGACCGAACCCGAGGCCGTTGCGAGGGCCTACAGCCTCTCAAGGCCCGTGCAGGCCGAGCTAGGGGGCCTAGAGCAGATGCGGCATCAGGAGGTTTTCATGCGTGCCAAAGCACTCGTCGACGAAAACATCACCAACCCGTTTATGAAGATGCCCTACCTAAGCGCCGCTGAACGGCTTTACAGGATTTCACGTGACTACGAGGGGCTGGCCGCAACAAAGATGGCCACAGCGGAGGCAGCCATGTGGATCCGTAGGGGGCTGGATGTGGTTCTCCTGACCGCCATCGCTAGACTTTTTAGCCTCGAAGTCGTAATAGAGGAGATCATGCCCACAGTTGCAGTAGCCAAGTTTCAGGTGATCCCGCATGAGGGCGAGCTGGCGATCGATGAGACGGACACGCCATACGTCCTAGTGGAGTTCACATCCGACAAGGTTCAGGAAGTCGAGGGCAGGGTTGAGGTGGAACCCCTAGGGTCGCCGGACCGCATCAGGATAGTCGAGTATGAGAAGCTAAGCCCCGACGGCCCGTGGACGGTGCTGAACGCTGGAGAGGAGGATGTCAGCCTGCTCCCACATGAGCCGGGCAAACCACCTGTCATCAGGTTGCCGAAGAAGCTTGAGAAGTACGGGTATAGGGCCGAAATAACGGCATTAGACTTAGCGCCGAGGACGGTGCGGTTCAATTTCCAGCGATTAGTGCTTGAGTAGCACTAGCCCGCTGTCGACGCCACCTCTACCGGCTCGTTCCAGAGATGGCCTAGGTCGTATCTGATGCCGTGCTTCTTGGCGTACACCTTCATGTATAGGGCCGCAGTGCTGGGTGCCATACCCAGACGTGCGGCTAGCTCCGTGTAGTGGACGATGCCGTTTCGCTCGTTTATCAGGTCAGCTATCGCCTTCTCCACATCTTCCGTGTTAAAGCGTTTTCTGGACATTACTTCCCATTTGTGTATAAACGGGCCTGTTATATATTTTTCTGTTGATCTCCTCGTGGCCGTTGTTCGGGTTGAGGGCCCACGCCACCCCCTTCTCCAGTACCTCGTCGCTCAGCTTGATCCTGAAGACGCCTACACGCCTGGTCGGATCTGTGACTAGGCTAGCACTGCCGACCGGTTCGAGGAGGCCCAGCCCCTGCAACATATACACCACGTTCTGCTCCATGAAGGGCCATACTGCGGGCTTTATCGCCTTAAGGTGGGACCTTATCTTGTCGAAGGTCACGATGTCCCGGCTCTCGGTCGCCAGCCGTGCCACCAACCTGTCCGCTAGGTATATCGCCTCTATGTCGGTGTCGTCGAGCCTGTGTGTTGGATGTATGGATGGGTTAGGCGGGTTGGCTGGGGCCTGCTCACCTTCCTCTCCCTCACCCTGATCCGCCAGCCTGCGTAGGGCCCTGCGTACGAGTTCGCTGACCGTCACGCCATCCCTCTCAGCCAGCTTTTTCAGGATCTGAAGATCGTCCACCGACATGCGCACCCTTATGACCGAGGTTTTTCGGCTGGACACGGCCTATACACGCCTACCGGCTACTATTATGTGTTTACACGAGCTTGGCTGTGACACGCCGGATCACCTCGCCAACCCCTGCTACACGGGCTGTGTCCGCCTTCACTAACCCCTTATTCCTGAGATATTTCACCACACGCCTGACCTTGTCCTCGCTGAAGCCTGTTGCCGCCCTCAAGTCCTTTAGTGTCACAGGCTCTAGTCTCTGAGACAAATAGATCCACACCTTCATTGTCTCGGGGTACGGGCTTTTCCGGACCGCCTCGGGGAGTTGCTGGCTTGTCTGTTGAGCCGATGGCGCTGGGTTTGCTACCTCGATTGGGCCTGCTGCCTTGATTTCGATAGGTATCTCCTTGACGACTTTGTATGTCTCAAGTTGTCTCTCCAGCTCCTCTATGCGGCTTTTCAGGGCATCGTTTTCACGTCTGAGCCTAGACAGCTCGTCACGCTCGGCCCTCAACCTTTCCATCTCCCTCTCGACAGCGGCCCTGACATCGTTTAGTGTGCCATCCAAGTCCGCTCTGACGGGCATTAGCTCGGGAGTGGCCCCGCCATGCGGTGTTTTCCGCATGTATGCCTTGATCCTAGTTATTTCGCCTCGTGTGATGGCGAAAAACTCCCCCGGCTCTAGCCGGGCTATCTCGTCGGTGGGTATTGGCAAATGTAGAAGTTTTGACAGTTGTTCGACACTATTGAGGTCCTGCGTGGAGCGGAAGCCGCCTATGAAGAAAATGTTGGACTGGCTTATGACGGACTTGTGTATGTCGGCCGGCCTCTGGCTTACGACCAGCATGTTGATGCCGAGTTTGCGGCCCCTCTTGGCTAAAAGTGCCATCCTTGAGAGGCTGGGCCTGTCCTCACGGCTCCACATCTGGGGGGCATAGGTGTCAGCCTCCTCGACAAGGAGAAACAAGGGACGTCTAACCCTCTTCCAGCCGATGTAGAGGCTCCACAAGAAATCCGCCACAAACTGCTTGTTAGCGTACTCGTCGCCTGTTGAGACAGAGATTACTAGGCTTGCTCCGTTCTCAATTATCCGGACGTACTGGCTGGGCAACTCCGTCACGAGCGGCAGATCCCCGTCCTCCCCAACCCATACCACGCTGTCGTATGCAGACTTAAGCGTGTACCATTCCTCTATCGGCTCTACTACGCATAGCTGGTAACCCGCATCGAGGACGGCCTCGGCGAAGAGGGCCGCTAGGTTGGACTTTCCCCCACCGCTTCTCGCTAGGACTGCTACCCTCATGCCCTCCACAGCGTAGTCTGAGTAGTCTAGTACAAGGCTATCGGCTAGGTTGAACTTCACCCCCATAGCCCGCTACCTCCGGGTTTTCTGACGACCACGACGTATTCATGTGCCACCAATGGTACGCCGGGGTTTTTCTTAGCATATAGTATCCGCCAGAAGCTTGGCCTCTCTATCCTCCACTTATATGTCTTTTCTAGGGTGAAACCGATTGATTCAAGCAGACACCATGTTATGTATGGGAGATCCACTACCTTTCTATCTTTGATGAAGGGCTTTACCACGACACAGGCCACACCGCCTAGTTTCAGAACATCGTACATGTTTTTGTAGATGAGCAACATCTCGCTCAGGTACGTCGGCTTGCCCTTCTTCGTCAGCAACCTCTTGTAGTGCTGTTTCAGGTCTTCCTGTGACTGGCCTAGTTGTGCGGTGTCTCCGAATGTTAGGTTGCTTATGTTGTCGGGGTTGTCGCTGAGCGGCCTGTCATGCCGCAGGTGCAGCTCAGGATCTCTTCCATGTTTCCCCTCGTAGCCCTTGACGGCTATCCCCCCGCCACGGTTGGCCTCACCGAACGGAGGTGATGTTATCACGGCATCCACGGGGCCGAGCGGTAGGTTGCCGATGTTGTCTTGTGAGAGATTCTTGTTACGTACCCCCAGCGGTGGATCAGGTGTCCACCTGTTACCCAACTCGTGGGCCCTTTTCCAGAACTCAGTGTCTTTTTTGTCGAAGGGGTTGGAGTCTGAGTAGGGGGGCGATACAATAACGGCATCGGCCTGCCCGTAGTGCTTGAGGATGGCGTTCCTAGCCGAGCCGCCTAAAAAATCCGAGGGATCGTGTCCCGCCTGAAGCAACCTCTCCCTCCTCCTCTCTATATCGCCTGCGGCTAGGTTTGTGTCACCGAAGGGTGGGCTGGTAATAATTGTGCCGACACGCTCCGCCAGCAACTCGGTCAGCCTACGGCTGTCGCCGAGGATGTTGACTATGCGGCCCTTCGGGGTGAGTGTGTTCAGTTTCTCAACATTTTCCCGGGCCTTCTCCATCCACTCCATATACTTGGGTTCTATCTCGACCTGCACCGCATTCCTGCCTTTGAGGGCCGCTATAACGCCCAGCACGCCTGTGCCGGCCATTATGTCGGCCACCATGTCACCGGGTTGCGTGTATTTCTCAATGAGGAATTCAACGAGTTCTGTGTTGTACTTGGCTGGGTGTTGGCGGGCCTCATCCGGCATGAGTGCGGCATATTTACCGAACGCCACTTCCTGGCGTATGTGCAACTCCTCTGTTTCAACCAAGTCCTCGATCCTAGACCTAAACTCCTGCATCATGCGGCCCCCCACCCGACCAGCAATAGTATTATTTGCCTGTACTCCTTTCTGAACACATCAGCCATTTCCTCCCACCCCGTCGAAATAGTCTGCGAAGGCCCTGCGGAAGTAGGGCAGGCCCCAGTCCTCCTCACGGGGAGGCTCCTTCACAGGGATGCCGAGGGCCTTTCCGAGACAGATGGCTATGCGGTATGCGAGTAACGGCGGTACGGCCTCGCCGACGAGCTTGTATTTCTTGGATGTGGAGATGTTTCTGGGGAACCCCCACCAGTCGGGGAAGCCCTGAAGCCTCATGCATTCACGGACCGTCAGCCGACGGTATACGCCTTTTTCGAAGTCGGAGCCATGCTCCCTGCCTCCCGACGGGTATATCCTAGCATCGGCAACGACTGTGGCCGACGGTTGCTCCATAGCATCCTCCCTGATCGGATGCCTCGGTATCAGGTAGTAGCTGTTTCTTCTGTAGTGATGGTCGTGTGTTGACAGGCGTGGGTCGCCGAGGATGGCGGTCGATGGCATGTCCAACGGCAACAACATGTCACGGAAATTCTTTGCGATGTGCGACACTACGGCTCGTGCGGGTTTATCGGGATCTAAAGGTGGGTGCTTTTCCTGATACGATGTCCATGGAACCCCGACCAGTTGCCCGGAGCGGTGCTTCTCCGTTATTGTGTTCGCCGGTTTATCGGTCGGCATCACCCTGCACCCCCAGTCCCATGGGCCGTACGTGCTGCCGCCCTTCTCCGTCATGACGTGGTCGGACACGGGCATCCCCACCGGCAACAGCATGGTGTCGAAGCAAAAATCCCCGCCCCGTCCGTCCACCTTGACCGTCCTCGATGGGCTGTCGAGGTCCAGCGGCTTGCCGTGCCTCGGGTTGGTCTGGAGCAACTTCTTCTCCCCCATGTCGTGGTCGAGTACTAGCAGGTACATCGTGGTCCTGCTCCTGCCACCCCCGGACATGGTGCCGATCGTGTATGACGGGCTATCGGACACCAGCGATGTTTTCCGCCCGCCGGAGTGTCCCCTGTGGACGATTATCGGAGGGGCCTCTAGGAGATCGCCTATGGCCTCACGGACCGTGAGCCACCTGTGGTAGGTCCCGCCATCTAGTCTCGGGACCTCGTGTTCGGCATGCGTCTGTTGCGGCAACACAGGCTTCACATCGATGTCCTGCCTGATGCCGACCACTATAACCCTCTGCCTCTTCTGGGGTACACCGTAGTCCACGGCGTTGAGGATGGCGGTTTTGACACGGTAAGTCTCCGCCATCGAGCTGAGCTGGTTGTCGAGTAGGTGTTTGAATTTCCGTGTTATCAACCCCCTCACATTCTCGAAGATAAAGGCCGTTGGCATAGTGGCCTTGATTATGTCGAAGTATCGTTGGAAGGTCGGGTAGAGGGGATGTTTCTCCCCAACATTTTTTGTGTTGGCGAGAGACCAGGGCTGGCAGGGTGGCCCGCCTACTATTACATCGTATCTCCCGTCTATGAGCCATGTGAGCAGGTCGGCCTTCTCGGCCCTACATCCAAGCCTTTGCAGGTTCATGTTGTAGGTGTCCACCGCATGCAGGTCGATGTCCACACCGTACACCTCTACATCTTTTAATGCTAGTGCTATGCCGAGGCTGAGGCCGCCCATCCCGCAGAAGAGATCAAGCACCCGTACCATTTTCGACCGCCTCAATTAACTCGTGAGCGTTCTCTGAGAATGCTAACAGCCTGTGGCTAGCTTTTAGGTGTTCGTCGGGATCACGTATGGGCAGGTTGCAGAGCTTACACCTGTACTTTGCCATCACGTCCTCGCCTATACCATTCCACTAGCTTTGATACGCCTGTCTTGACGAGTACTGCGGCTGGGGTAGTCGGCTCCTCACCTTCTATCAGCTTCCATGCGTCGATGTCCTTCTCCTTCACGAGTCTGTACCACTCACGTGCCTGCGGGTCGGCCAGCACCTGTGGCAACATCCATCCGAGCCAGCGCTCTAGGTCGTCCGCCAGCCTACCCAAGGGACTCTTCCTCCTGCTCAGTTATCCTGTCCACGTCACACATTCTGTCATACATGCTTATCGCCATCGACTTAATCGTCTCCCTGCTGTACCTGCTTTGATACAGGCTGTTGAGCGTCCTCATGTAGACGCTGTGTAGGGCCTGTCCCGTGGCGTGGGCTGTGAACGCTATGTCCGCCGCTATAATTTGATGGACCGCCTCTTCCAGCTTCACCAGCTCGTCGTCGTAGAACTTTGAACCAGATATGAAGAAGTATGTTTTCTCCCCCTTCGGCAACTCTTCAGATGCTATTACTAGGCAGGAGCCGAGGATCATGGCGTTGTCAACTTTTTTAGGCGGGTAGTAGAGCAGTGCGAAGCGTCTGTCGTATTTCCTGCCGGGCTTGAGGCCGATGGGGTTGTAGATGTAGTTTTTTGCATTGGCTTTTAGTCCGAAATGCGAGGTGCCGGGCAGCTCATGGCCGCAGTTGGGGCAGGTAGGCATCTATTTCCGCCTCCTCAGTAAAGCCGCCACCCTCACTATGGCATCGTACACGTTGTTGCACTCCGCAACCATGATACGCTTCTTGACACGGGTGAGTTTGAAGACATGGCCTTCGTCGTCGAACACGTACTCATCACCCTCGGCATCGTCGATAAGTGTGACACCGTCCAGCCCCACCAGCAGCCTCAGGCCGGGGCCGTAGGGACTGGTTAGGCCGTAGCTGTGGTTACCTGCTTGATAGTATATCCGCCATCCGTTCTGCCTGAGTTTTTCCACGAGATCAGGGACGCTGTACATCTCTTATCCCTGCCATACCGCTTATTGTATATAAACGGGCTTTATTTATGTTTTACTTCTAGGGGTCACATCGCCTGATCAGGTTCGCTAGACCACTAATCCAGTTTCTGTAGTCCTCCATGGTCATCTCCCCCTCACCCCTACAGAACGGGCATTTTACCCTGTCAGCAACCCCTGTCATGTGTAACGTAGTCATCGGCGGCTTATCTGTCTATTGTTCTTCTTCGTAGAAATCTATGGACCCGTCCTTTGTCTTCCTAACGTACAGGCCCTCATCCAGCTTAACAAACACCCCCTCGTCAAGCCTTATTTCGACATGGTCTACGGACTTGATTTCCCTGAGTCTTTCCTCCGCCTGTTTGTCGAAGCCGGGCCTCTCCCCTACCCCGCCTACCATGCACATTCTGTATTCTGCATGTTTATCTTTCTTTCTGTTGGCGGTCTGACTATTCTGTTCGATTTTTAGAACGACCTTTAAATAATGGTAATACTCGTATATACAAAGCTTAAGTATTGGTTCTGAGGGGTGTAGGACGGCTTTATATAGGCTGTAGGACATTTGTCCTACATATTTAAAGTTTGTGTAGGACATCGTATTACTTTGTCCTACACTTTATAAAGGAAGTGTAGGACAATGTCCTACACCTCGGTATGACGAATATAAGCTTTCGGTACATATATAAGCTTTTCGCCTCTGAAACTTAAATATGTCTTCGGATTCCGCAAAAAAATGGGGGGTAGGGGGGGTATACCCCCTTTCTGAAAAGGGCGACTTGGTCGTGTGCGGATTTTTTTGTGGATTCCGTAATGTGGTATAAATAGTGTCCGGCATTATGACGGCAGTTTAGGGGGTAATACCTTTCACAGCACTTGACAATTGTGTTTTCCGCAATGAGATTTTCTTACGCCTTATGCTGATACAAGGTATCAAAAAACGTATTACCGTTTTTGCTTATATACCCTTTGAAATATTTACCTGTGGGGGCGGTATTTACTTGTATGAATATATGTGGTTCTCTGTTATTGTTTGTGCTATCTGCTCTAGGTATGTTTTGACGCTTTGGCATTCGTCGAAGACTGTGACGACGTAGGCTTTGAGGACCTTGTCGCCCCGCAGCCCTCTGCCGACCCTCTGGACGGCCCGCCTCATCCTCTTCGGGTTTGTGAGGAATATGAGGGCCTCGACCTCGGGCATGTTGACGCCTTCGTCAAGGATTCTAACAGCTATTATGTGCCGGTGCAGCCGTGCCTCAGCTAGACCGGGACCCCCGTTGTAGACCGCCAAGGCGTCGAGGCCGGCGTCCCTAGCCATTTTCTCAAGCGCCTTCGCCTGCTCTATGTTTTCGACGAAGGTTATCGTCTTTCCGTGCTGGGCCATCCGCCTTATTGCGGCCCCGAGCTTTAGGGTGTTCTGCATGCTTACGGCCCTTTTCACGCTCTCGAGGTGGGCTATCTGGATCAGGACACGTCTGACGGCCTCCTCGGGTGCGCCTTCCGCAAGCAGGGCCCCAAGCCGTTTTCTCAGGGCCTCTATCCTCTCCGTGAGGTCCCGGTACTCCGCTAGCTGGCGGGCTGTTGCGGGCGCTATGTCTAGGACGGCGTCGACGGGCGGGAGTACGTGTCTAAGCCTGTCCATGCCTATCTCGTATACGACCGGGGGCCATGCGGGTATGCCCTCGGCTGTGGCGGTCCCGCCTATTACATCCACGTCGCCGAGGGTTATCAGTATCCTAGACCATGTGGGTGCGCTGAGGTGATGGGCTTCGTCGAGGACGACGAGGGCCCTCGGCCTCTCCCCTGTAAGCGTCTCCTGCGACTCCATGAGCCAGGGCTGGTACTCGGCTGCCGCCACATAGGTCATGAGGACGGCTCCTGAGACCCGCCGGGCCCTGAGCCTTTTCTCCATGTCCTCTATTGCGGCCCTTGTGGGTGCGATGTAGTAGCTCCGCCTGTACTCCCGCATAACCCTGATGAAGAGCTCGGTCTTACCCGTACCCGTTGGGGCTATCACGAGCCCGACTCTGCCCGCCTCAACCCATGCCTCATATGCCTCTTCCTGCCAGCCATACCGCCAATCCATATCGGATATAGTAGCTACAAGGCACCTAATATACCTAACCGAGTGTCCGACTCTGCCAATAGATAAGCATTATCCCGCAACAAGGTAACGGATATATGTCTGAAAACGGGCCGGCCAAGCCCCGCCACACACCCCCCGCACACAAGGCGGACTCTGCACCTAGCCGACTCTGCATATTTGGGCTGCGGGGCCGGGGCCCTTCGGGGCCCCCCTTCAGCCTCTAGGGCGGCGGCCCGCCTACCCTACCTTTGCTTGTAGGGGTTGACGTGTTGCGAATAGACATAGCCTGCGACAAAGCCCTTGGCTGCGGCCCTTGAGCCGGTGAAAACGGTGTTTACCCATAAGCCCTCCAGTATCATGAGTCCGATCATGGCCATTGTGGTGAACATTGACGCTAAAAACGTTGTCGTGTCCGACCAACCGTTACTATACGCTAACATCGGCATGGCTATTGTGTTGAACACTACAGCTATTGCGCCGCCTAGGATTAGCCGTATAGTGCCGCCGCCTCTTCTCGGGCCCTTCTGCGCCGTGGTTTTCCTTGGCGGGGCCCTCGGGGCCGGGGCCCCGACGTCATGGGTTGCGGCCCTTGCGTTGTTAACGGCCCTAGACCATAGGCTTGCTACGAATTCCGTGTTCTCCTTAGCGGCCCTCTCGACTTCGGCCATGCGGTCGACTACTTCCTTGTGTGCGGCCCTCAAGCCCTCTACGTACGTTTTGAGCGTGGCTAGCTCTGTCTTGAGGGGCCCGAGGTCGTGCGGCATGGCCTCGGGCCGAGGTCCTTGCCCGTTCATGCTGCTGATTAGTTTCTCCAATTCCTCTATACGCCTGCTTAGCCTAAAGTCTAAGTCAACAATAGAGTCCTCTAGCTGCTTGACTGGATCCGCATGTTCAAGTGTCTCGGCATGTGCCTCAAGCATGTGGTTGTAGGTGTCTTCGTCTATTTCCTTATCATCCCATCTATACTGCGGGTATTCTCTCCTGAATACTTCAACAAGTTCATCCATCTCAAGGCCGCTCTCTAAAATGTTTGTCCAGTCGATTAGGTCGACGTCGTCCCATCCATTACGTGACACGAATCGGATCAGCAGGCCTGTGATTCTGTTGTACGGTATTTTGCGGCCCGTGTCTTCGTAAATGCGTCGTGCATACTTATTTATCCGGTTCATGTCTATTGTGCTTGGCATGGCATATAGTAGTGCTTTTGTCTCACATATAAGCCTTACCCCATGACATGCGGGCCGAGGAGGTCTTATAGGTATATATGATACCTTTACCCTACTATATCCGCCATGTGTGCGGCTGAGACTGTCGGCGGTGCGGGGGCGGCCCGGCCGGGCGCAGCCAAACAGGGCGGCCCTTCTCCCGTCAGGGAGACCGTCGCATTAAGCGATAAGGAGGTCGACGCAATATGCTGGCTGGTGGGCCACGTGACGGAGTTCCGGAAGGGGCTGGAAGGCGTGTCCTACTACGCTGCAAAGGATTATGACGAAGAGATCGAGGGCCGGAGGAAAGCGTTTGAGGCGGCTAAGGCGTTGGGCATGCACGGCATAAGGGCATACCTTGAGCGGCAGGGCATACGGCCCAATAGCGTTAGGGCCGACGCACAGCAATACGGATTCATGGGCATGTTTAGAGGCGAGATCAGGTTCTACATAAAGCTCGGAGAGGTCGTGCACGTCTTCGAGGAGGCCCGGGACAGGCGGGGCCGGTACCTCGGGGAGTTCACCTTAGAGGAGCTGGAGGAGTCCGGGGTGTGAGCGTGTCCGAGCCCTACTTGATTGACAAGATCATATCGAGGGCCCTACGCCATAACCCTAGGGCTCAACGTGGTGAGGTTGAGTGGTTCCTTGAGCAGGCCCGTGACATGCCGGCCGATAAGATAGATGAAGAGATCGAGTACTGCAGACACGTCTACAGGTGGAACGAGGACACAGTAAGGGCTGTTAGGGCCGGCGTACACATGATGCTTGTGAACGGGTTGATCAAGAGGTAGGGGCCCTTGGCCGAGGAGATCCAGTCAACGCTTGACTTTTTCTCCGATAAACCACAGACATATTTCTGTGCAAAATGCGGGGCCGCACATGCCGCAGGTGAACATGCCGAGGGGCCCGAGTCCATCGGTTTAACCGATTCTCCAGAGCAGGGGCCCGAGTAATACGGCTGAGTAGTGCTGCGGCCCCGGCAGCCTAGCCTAAGACCGCCCGCCACGGGGGAAAAGCAGGGCCCCCGCCTAGAACCCCCTAGGCCAAACCCCATCTTAATTAAAATGAACAGTGCTAGCCCGATCTAAACGGCCCGCCAACCCAAGAGTACACCAAAAAATCTAAATGAATGAACGAAGGAATGCCTAAATATCAAAGTTGCATTCAAAGAAATCCCACAAAGGGAATTGAGAGAAACATACCTAGAGCAGATAGCACAAACAATAACAGAGAACCAGTTGCATTCAAAGAAATCCCACAAAGGGAATTGAGAGCTAGCCGTAGGATAGTTCTTGCACTTTGGACATTTCCGAGGGTTGCATTCAAAGAAATCCCACAAAGGGAATTGAGAGTCAAACAGGTTCATTACTTTGCTCACCACAAACACCTCACCATGTTGCATTCAAAGAAATCCCACAAAGGGAATTGAGAGAAACTATCAATCCTTCTTACCCCTGACACCAGCCTATTCCAGTTGCATTCAAAGAAATCCCACAAAGGGAATTGAGAGCCACAAATCATCTCCAGATATTCTTTGAGAGCCTGCTCATAGGTTGCATTCAAAGAAATCCCACAAAGGGAATTGAGAGGGTTAGTTTAATAGGGGTGTATATTGGTTTTGGAGGAAAATCTTATTACAGGCGTATCTAAAGTTTTTAGGTGTCTAGCGCGGG